TTCAAGTTCTTAGACAAGTCCACAATGTTGTTGGTGTAGCTTGGGACAACCTTAGCTAACTTCTCAAACACCTTGCGCTTGATAAGCATGAAGCCCGTGCCGCCATTCCAGATTTCCACAGGTTCATTCACAGGCACAGTCACATTGCCAGAATACTTAACCAGATTAACAACAAAAGAACCCGTGTGATATTGGAGTTGTTCATCAGGCACACCGCCTTGAATAGCGTTGCGAACAAAGCCCCAGTTGATTTCTTTCTTGGGATAAATGCCACAAATAATGTCCTTGTTGGCCTCAATCATTGGCAGGATGTGGTCGGGAAAAAAGCGAATATCTGCGTCAATAAACATCAGGTGGGTGGCCTCTTCCATCTTTAGGAAGGTGTTTACAAGCCCGTTTCTAGCTCGTGTGATGAGGCTTTCGTTAAACATGAATGTGAAGGACACATCAATGTCGTGGTCGTGGAATAGCTTTTGAAGTTGGATAACAGATTGAGTGTAGAACCCGGCACACATGCCGCCGTACATAGGTGTGGCAATCATCACATGTGTCTTTTTCGGTGCTTTATTAGCTTTCGGTTTGGTAGCCATGTTTATCCTCTTTAAGTTAAGTGGGGCTGCACAGAACGCTGCCCCGTCACGTTCCTAACTATCCCTTGACGGGATTCACCTCTGTGCTGGTGGGGGTCAAGATATGTCTTCAATTCTCATGACGTACTTGCCCTTCACGTTCTTGCGCCAGCCGTGAACCTCTATGCGGATTCCAGCTTCACGCACTAACGCCAGGGTGTCAGATGCCATGATTTTCTTTATACGGGTAGAAACGGCACTGGCGGTAACTTGCACAGCCAGCACCTCGCCTTTCCTGATAGCAAGCAAGTCAGCCCAACCCCACAAGTCTTTGCGTTGTTTGGTGAAGTGATTCCACTTCTCAACAATTTCAACGTGATAGCCTTGTTCACGAAGGTAAGCCAGACTGCGTTGGGTGGGGGAGACTTTAGTAACCATCAGAAGGGCACATCCCCGTCATAGTCAGGTTTAACTTCTCGGGGGTAGACTTGTCGTGGTGCATCCCCTTTAGGTTTGTCCACAGACAAAGACAAGAATTCACCGTAAGGGCCGTGTTTAGTCCAGCCAGAAAAGCGAATAGTCTCGCCGTTATGCAGCAGTTGGCCTTTCCAATCAGGTGCAAGCGGATTAGTTTTCTTTGTGTTTGGAGCAAAGATGCCTTTGCCCTCCATAGGTTTATGCGCTGCCATATTTTCTTTCCTTTCGTAATTCGTAACGGGCATACTCTTTGCCGTTTTCATTAACCATTTCTGTATGGATTTCGTATCCTTCTTCTCTAAGAACGTGGATATGTGCTGCAAGCCGGAAACTGCCATACAGTTCTAGTGCCTCTTTAGGGGTGATAGTGCCGCACTCAGTTAGGTGACTCAGAATTCGTTCTCGTTGAGTTCCGATTCTGTTTGCGACATCAACTCTTTTGGGTGCTTAATTTCCTCCACCACACCTCTTGTTTCCTGAGCCAGTCGCACTTGTTGAGCCGTGTCCAGCTCGTGCCGTGTGTGCTTGTTAGCGTCCCGGAAAGCATTGACCTTCTCTTTCTTGGCCTCGTCAGAGAATTTGGAAGAACCCTTAATCTTTGCCACCATCTCTATATAGGCGTCCACCCACTCTTGTTGAGAGTCGTGAGAACTGTAAATAGTCCCGTCAGGCAAGCAAAGGTCATAAAGGCCGCTAGGAGCGTCTGTAATCAGCTCGGGCAGGGTAGGCACAGGGTCAGGGATAACAACCTCTGCAAGGCCCATATTCTTCGTTTTAGGCGGGTCAAAGTCTGAGACTTCTTCTACAGAGTAGTGGCCTAAGATACACGCAGGGTAAACGGAGCGTACAGCTCGGCTAATGACTCGTGCACGGAGCATGTCTTCTGGGTACTTAGTCCAGCCGGAGCCTTCACGCACTAGCTGTGCTTGTTTAGCCATCTGAATAGTCCACTCCACTTTAAGAGAGCCACCAGCAGGGTGTGAGAAAGTCCCGCTGCACTTGGTAGGGGAGACTTCATGCCACTCCACCTTGCCGCCAGAGAGTTGGAACCTGGCAAGAATAGCCTGAGACTTGAGAGCAGGTTTGCCCTGAATAATGTCGTACTCTTGCACGACAGTGGCGGGGTGTTTGTTCTCAGCCTGAGCCACCAGCATGACAGCCATGACTTGTTCTTTTGTTTTAAAACCGTAGAAGTTGGACTTGACGATACTGTCAGCCATGACTTGCATATCGGTTACAGGTACTAAGTTACTCATTTTCATTCTCCAAGTTAGGAAGTTCTCTAGCCAAAATCATCATGTCCGCAATCAGGTAAGCCTTGCGGATATAGGGTTTGTAAGAGTCATCGTGAACGAACTGGACTCTGTGTAAAAGAGACTGGAATATCTTGATAGCAAAATAGTCTCTCATCGTCATGCCGTGCGCCCTGAACCCCGTTTTAGGGTCTGTCGGGCTAGGGAAAGCGTAGTCACTCATTTGAGTAAGAACCTTCTTGAGCCTGGTGTCTCTATAAAGAACTGTTGGTACAGGTCAGGAAAAGCAGACTTGAATAAGTCTGTGGAAAACTTCTTACTAGGTTTAGAGTTTTTCCATGTAGCCAGCACAGTACCGTCAGCAGAGAGTAATTGAGAGCGATTTTGGATGTAGCTTTGCAGGGCGACTGCCAGTGCTTCTTCTTGTTCCTCTAGCTGCTTGATGTTGTCCTTGACTTGTTTTAGAGCGTAGGCAATCTTTTCCACCTGAGAGTTGGCGGTAATGCTTGTCCCGTCCTCTTGGGCGTACATCAGTTTGGTTTGAACTGTTGTCTCGGGTGCTAGTGGTTGGTTGGTCTGGACTGCTGCCCAGAACATAGCCATGTCTTGAATCAGCTTGTTCTTTTGTTCGTCTGTAATGGTGAAAGAGAATGTCTCAAAATTCTGTCCACCAAAAAGAACTGCCAGCACAACACTTTCAAGATTGTGCACAGTAGCTTCGTGAACGAGTTGAGCCATGTCAGCCGCAGGAATAATGTTCGCTTCAGCATCAAACTTATTTCGCACAACAGCGTTGTAGTTTTTAACTTCAACAAGAGTTTTGCCATCAGCAGAAATAAAATCAAAATGAGAGCGTAGCCATGTTTCTTTTGGGTGTGTGAGCGCATAGTCAGCCTCTTTCAGTTCCATCTTTAATTTGTTTTGTGCCAGCCGCCCAATCACGGGTTGCATGACGTGGCCCATCTGGACAGCTTCCACTTCAGACAGGTCTGGGGGTTCTTTTAAACCCAATTTAGTCAGGACAACATCGTTGCCTTTGCCATTAGCAGCTTGTCTTGAGTCACTGGCCCACCAAGCAGAGTTACGGATTTCAGGTGCAAAGTCATTTCTATCGTTCGCCATGTGTCTCTCCTTAGTGGTCGAGCCAAGGGTTTTCGCAATTTACGAAGTCTTGGTCTTTGTATTTGGGTTCATAGTTGACAGCAGTCTTCCCGCAGCGCAACTCAGACTCTCTTTCTACAGAGCAAAAAGAGTAGATGATTTCACCAGTCACTAAGTTGTAGGTCTTAGTGGCAGCACATCGTGCGTATTTGGTGTCAGGGTCAGAGACATGAGTCTCTGGAATGAAGTGTGAGCAATTCACACAAAAGAATGGTTTAACTATCACGGTATCCCCTTTCATAAGTTAGTTAGGACACCGTAAGATTAACATGACTATCTGTGCATAGTCAACACACATGTTCATGATATTTTTATTCTTTTTTTTTAAGTCTGATAGTCACAGTCTATTGTCTATCAACAGAGGTCTATTTACAGACATGTCTATGTATGCTTAATGGTGAGCAAAGCCTAGCCCTCCCAGACAAGGGCTAAACCTTCAACAGTGCTCAACGGAGCCGCACATGCCCGACAGTCTTGCGTTCTTAGGGCACTATCTTCGCCACCCTAGTCTCTCTCTCAGAACTTCCCCACAGTAGAGACTTATCCTCTAGCCCTGTCGTGTTTACCCCGACAGCTAAACGGTTGAAAGCACAAACAAAAAAACCACTTAACCAAGCATTTGGGTTGCACCCTCCCCAACTATTTTCTGGAGAGGCCAAACGCTTGAGTAAGTGGTCTTAACAGTTGTGTGCAACGACAACGGGGCTAATCCTAAAAGGGCAGCTCGTCCTTGTCAACACTTTTTTTATATTTTTTCTCTTCTAGTCGTTTCCAAGCCAGGTAGTCCGGGTCACGTTCTAGTTGTGCCCACATTTGGGCTTCTTCTTCTGGTGTAGGTGACTTGTTTATACGTTCTTCAAGCTCTTTAAACGCTTCATCTTCCTCTGGTGTCCAATCAACGCTTAATCGGTCAAACACCAGCTCAATGTGCTTGGTCATACCTCATCCCCCTCTAAGTGGCTTTCTCTTTTAAGTACACAATCAATTCTGTTTTGACACACACCCAATTCTTCACATGAGTGCATGTCACCAGTGAGTCTTAGACACTCTGAAATGTAACAACTAGGGTAGTGAATACCCTCTTTTATCTTGTCTAAGACTTGGTTTGCTTTTTCTCTATTAAGGGTTTCCATCCGAATCGTCTCCAAGTTTCTGTAATGTTAGTAGAACGGGCAGGAACGTATCTAACCCCCTTCAAGGTAGGGTAGGCAGCACGAGCAACAGAAAGCCCCTCTACGGGGCTTATAAGGGCTTTTAGGGGCATTTCATCCCCTTAAGTACATCAAGACAGCAGCAGGCCCGGCAAACAGTGCCACAAACACAATTGCATGTAATAGGTCGGTCAATAATTTACGCATGTTTTAACCCTTTTAAAGTGTTAGGAAAGCCGCTCAAATTGAGCGCCTATAGAGACTCTCTAGAATCCCTATAGACAGCAATTTAAGCCGCTTTAAGCTCTTC